CGGCAGGTCATCGGGTCGCCGTAAATCGAATATGTTTGCTATTTTGAATTGGGGTTCCCAAGTCCTTCGACCCCGTAAATCCGTGTCCCATCGACCTAATTCTAAAAGGTTTTCATCGGGTAAATATTTTACAAAGGAGAACAAGAGAGAACGGCCAAGACCGGATTTGTAAGGCATTTTTTGGGTCGCATACGCACCTATGAGCATGTTCATGAGCGAGGTTTCAAAGGTAGTCTCGGACACGCGGCCGCCATGTGAGGTGGGTTCTTCGGGTGATGCTTTAGCGTAGCAAAGTAAATCCTCAAGGTCTTTAGGGTCAAGACCCGTGTATGATTTGAGGCATGTTTTACCGACATATCGTTTTTGACCTTTGGGTGATTCGACAATGTAGACCTGTTTTCTACGCCGTTTCCCTGAAGTGCAATGGTCGCATTGGTCGGTATATTTGTGGGGCAATTTTTTACGGCCTACGCGTTCGGGTATTTTTTCGCCAAACATGGGCGTGTATATCGCGGGCGTGTCTTGAGGATTATTGGGGTCGGCAGGGTCGCACACGGTTATGACGCGCCACTTTGAAGGGGGTGTGTATTGGGCCTTGATTTGAACGGTAGAATATCCGACAAATTTTGACTCTTTGAAAACTTCGGGAGGTGTGTGCAATTTTCCGATGTGGTCGAGGTTACGCCATATTTTTTCGATGTCGGGAGATTTGAGTCGATAGAGACGCCGGTTCACTTTCGGATTGAAACGCCATTTCGCGCCGGTCATATCCTGAAATTGCTCATCGAAAACGGAACCGTATTTTCGGTTGCATTTGACAAAGGCGCGATAGGTGGGTGGGGGCGAATCCTGAAATTCGTATTTGAACGGGATGTCTCGCGAGGCACACTTCTTTGAAAATCTCTCAAGCGATTTTTGCACACGCGGCCATTGCGCGTGTGTGCATGAGAAGTCTACTGAAATATCATTCTTCGACAAATTGAAGCACCTCGGATTTATTGAGTGGTCGGTAGCCGTTTTTGAATTGCGCTTGTGTGATGGTGCGAGATGTTTTGTAAATGCCGTTGATAGTGTCAAGGTGTGCTATGCGTGTGTGTGTGTCCGTGTGCGAGACTACAAAAATAACATGATATTTTTTCAAAGGAAACTTTGTGGTGATAACTGAAATGGGTTTGAAATATTCGGTCGTCTTCATATTCAAGCACCCCATAGGAATGTGAATGTGCCACAGTGAATGCAACGGGCATTTTCGTTTGATACGCCTATTGATGTGAACTTTTTACAGCCACACTTTTTACAGCGCACACCTTTCAAGGTGATATGGTCGGTCTTTGGTCGGGTTTCGGTTTTTAGGGTCATCTGCTTCGCCTCTAATTACCCATGTGCATACTACTATATAAAACTACCGATACGACTAATGAGCGACTAATACGGCGACTAATGCCCCTCGCGAGCGTATGTGCGTTCATATTATTACGGAAAAAACACCTGAAAAAGACGACTAATGTTATTTTTGAAATCGGGGCGATTTGCGACTAATGTTATTTTTCGGTTTCGATTATTAGTCGAGCGACTAATGTTTTGCGACTAATGCGGCCAATCCTGATTCCGGCGAAGCGAAAGTTAATCGCGACTAAATAAAGGAAATGGTTTCGCGTTTTTTAGTCGGGTGTTGGAAAGACGACTAATTTTTATAATTTGTAGTCAATAATTAGACGCGACTAAAGTTCGGCGTGGATTTTTTTATTCAATAATTTTTAAAGGTTTCTTAATCGCGACTATTTTTTTATACCTGATTTTTCTAAAAAAACTTGGCCTGTCATTAGTCGAGACTAATTTTTTGGTGATTTTTCTGCACCGACTAATTTTTGGCGCATTTTTTTTCAACCGACTAATTTATTTGCGACTAAAACGCCATTAGTCGCGACTAATAACCATGCTCGCAGTCATCGTATTAGTCGTAAAAACGCGGCCTCGACACTTAGGTGGGGTGCAAACAATGACGCTATAAAATTGCGACTAATATGCGTATTACAATCCATGTTTTTAGTCGCGACTAATATTAAACGCGACTAATAATCAGGTTCGCAGTCTCCTTCTTAGTCGTAATTTTTTTCTCTTTTCCAATTACCCCCTCCTAAGTGTCTATGAAGTTTTTTTGCGACTAATACGCTTACTGCTCAATGTAATTTTAGTCGCGACTAATATTAGCATTAAGCGCGACTAAAATAACAGCACGATATACCCTTCTTAGTCGTAAAAAAAAGTTATCCCCCTCCGAACCCACCATAAATGCCGACGCCTGAGAATTGCGACTAATAAGCACACTGAAAGGGTATAAAATTAGTCGCGACTAATGGCCTATTAGTCGTAAAAAATAACAATAACGACTAAAAAAAAGAAAAACTAGTCGCGATTAAGAAAATAACGCTCAGGCCATATTAGTCGTCATATTAGTCGAAGCGGTAGGTATAAATAGGTGTGGCCCGTAGGATAGATTGAACAGGAGACATAAAATGAACACTGATATAATGATATACACGCACGATACCCCCTTGCCGGAGTTCCGGCAATTGGGCTACTTATACCCATGCGGAGAATACAAAAGCAACGGCGGAACAAAATGGTTTGAATACACCGAAACCCTATCCGTTGATGCCATCGGAATTAACATCCCGACCGACCAAGAATACATTACAATGGAAAAAACTTGGTTTCTGGTTGAAGAGTAATTAACTAAAATAATTACAGTATACGACTAAAAGTCGATGCCGCTTTGCTTTCCGGTTCGCCGGAAAGTGAAGCCTTTTTTAACGACTAATTTTTTTAGCGACTAAGAGCGACTAATCTCTTTACGACTAATTTTTTTTTTGGTCTAAACACTTACGACTAATAACCCCGACTAATAAAAAATCAGGTGCGATAACTTAGTCGCGACTAATAGTGGGTTGCTTGCATTAGTCGTTCCTTGCATTAGTCGTTCATTAGTCGTATCGCATTAGTCGTTCATTAGTCGTTCAGCCGTGTTGATATACCTGTTCAACATAGGATTACACATGGCAAACGACCATACCCCCGAAGACGGCCCTATTGTGGATGAATCCACCGTTACCCGACAATGCCTTGAGGTAGCAATTTGTGATGTATATGACTATATGACTTGGGATTACCCCGAAGCCATTAGAGGATATGAAGAACTTGAGAAGATTATGCAAACACTCAAGGATGCGTATGAAGCCCTTGATACCGAAGCACTACCGACAGGCGATGAAGACAAGATGTGGTGCAATTTCCTCATCCCTGAAATGACGAAACTCAATTGCGGCCACCATCCTCAACGCGCTTACAGACTTGGCGACGGCGACCTTGTGGGAGAGTGCCTCAAGTGCAACTATTCCGCAGTTCAAGAGGTGGCTTGATGTCTACTCGTTGTAACGTCGTTGTTCAATACATCGAAAGGTCGCAGTTTGGCGAGTGGCTACATGATGAGGGTCAAGACCTCATTTTCTACCGTCATTGTGATGGCTACCCTTCAAGTGTCCTCCCATCCCTTGACCCTATCCTTCAAGGCATCAACAAAGGCAACTTGAGAAGTAATCCCTCACAGGTCGCAGGTTGGATAATTGTAGCCGGTCATTATGAATACAGCAATAAACGCACTCTAAAGGGTGCTATCAGCGACGGTTGGAAATGTGGTGCGTATGAACCCACCTGCTCAATTCACGGCGACATTGAATACCTTTACAGGCTCAAAATTTACGCTACTGAATGGGGCATGTGCAAAACACACCCTGAATATTTTGAAGACTACGCAGTTCTTAATTACAAGAGCGTTTGAATACGACTAAAATCGTTTACAGTATACGACTAATGTCGAGGCCGTTCCTGACCCCCCTTCGGAGGGGTCGGGAACCAAATTACGACTAATTCTGGGTTTCGACTAATTTATTTGCTTTTTTTTTTGGTGATTTTATTTACGACTAATTTTTTTATCGACTAATTTATTAGCGACTAATTTTCTGGGTCTTTTTTTATCGACTAATTTTTTTTCGACTAATCTTTTTTAACGACTAATTTTTTTCAGGGTTTTGATTTATTAGTCGCGACTAATTTATGATAGTGTGAAAAAAAAACTTAGTGTAGAAAATACACTAAGTTTCAAAAAATCCGGTCCGCGCGCCGACCGATTTCAAAAAATCCAAAAATACGAACATGAATCATTCATGTTGAATCATGTTCAATCATGTTATGCCTCGCAGTCATGCGTTTAGCCCTAAAAATCAGGTCAAACATGAAACATGATTTAGAAAACCCCCTAAATTAGCCAAAAAACGCACATCAACCCACACCTGAAAATTCGCAACGGAACCGGCCAAAACAAACCTAAAAACGCCAAAAACGCCCTTTTTAGTCGGTCGGTTGATATATGCGTTATAGATACCGTAGACACATGGAGGAAAAAACCCATACCAAAAACGGTGTGTTCAATGTCGTTGATATTGAACAAACCGAAAAAATACCGGTTGTCGTTGCTGTTGAAGCAACCTCAAACGAGACAATGATAGACCTTTCCGACGAGGTGCTTAAGCGATTCGGGGATGTGCTACGCCACGAAGTGTTCAAGCGAATAACCTTGACCGTCAATGACGCCAAGGCACGAAAGACCTTGAACAAGAAGCAACGCGAAACCTTTGCATACAAAGGGACGCCAATGTGCAAGGACGCTATGCTTTACGCCCGAACTGCGAACATTCGACGAAAGGACATCAACAGCGAAGCAATGGTGAACGCCGGCCTTGCTGTGGTTGAATACATCGGACGAAATCAAGAACGCGTTTCAATGAATGCCAACGGAACCGGATTCAAGCAAGTGCTTGATTCATCAAAGAAGGCTCGCGATGCTGTTATGGGTATCATGGCTTTCGATAAATTGCTTCGCTTGAAGAAAGCAGGTATTGAAAACATGGGTGCCGTTGCTTCGACAATTGGTGATACACTCGCCCTTGAAGACATCACTTCACACCGCGCTCTTGAAGCGTTTGAATTGATGGATGCTCACGACTTTGTCCGATACATTGAATTGAACCCGTCGGAGTTAATCCGTCAAGGTTTCACCTCAATGCGATTGAGTGAACAAGAGGGACACTATGACCCTATCACTTCAATTTATCAGCATGGCATCAAGGTTCATACATACGGCCCAACGAAGAACGCCGACAATGAAGTGCTTGGATATGCACACCTCTCAATCAATGCCGACACCTTGAGCGATTTGACCGTCTCCGCTAAGTCATGGTCATGTTCTAAGAAGAACGGTGGATGTGGCAACTTGATGGGCAACGGACAAGTAAAGAAGGGAGGCGATTCGCCAAACTCATGCACTGTATGCTCAATGCCAAAATACAGACTTTCGGGCCATGCGAATGCCATTTCAATGCCTCAAATTCAAAGTGATGGTGAACTCAAGACATACGGCGGGCATCAAATCCACATGCGCTCTTGCATGATACCGGTCGCAACGGCTCGCTTAATTATTGGCTACCAAATGGGTGTGTATACAGCGAAAGAAGCCATCAAAGCACTTCGCTCAAACGGTGTTATGATTCGACGGAACGACTCCATCAAAGTCCCCGCCAAAGTCGTGCCTGTGTGCTTCGATGTTGCATACAACGGTGTAACTTTCGGCTTGGCCTGTGAAAGAATCAACCCGAACTTGATACCTGAAGACGACTGAAAAACGCTTGACTGAAAGCCTGTTTATCGAATTAAATTATTGTAATCAATACCAAAACGAGGTGCTAAGAATCGAAAACAAAGGATAGAAAGTCAAATGTTCACCCGTATTTGACTTATCCAAAACATGAACCGACGGGTGCCTTTTTCATGTCAATTGTAAAGTGCCGACATAGACAAACTCGAAACACCCCTAAAAACAGCAATATAAACGCCTCTGTGAGCCTTCAAGGTATCAATAGGTCAATTGATACCATCGGAAAATTTCAGGCCCATTTAGGGGGGGTTTTGGGGGGTTTTTTCTTTTTTTACTCCAAAAGTAAAAAAAAGAGGCACATTTACCATTGCTTAGCCTCCCGCAAAATTTACTACAAAAAATTATGAAAAACAAGTATCAATACCTGCGTCGATTAACGACCTTAAGATTGCCACGCGCTCTTGCTTTAGCCTTACCACCGGCCCATTCACCTTTGCCCGATTTGCCAAAGACCATTTTCGCACCTTTCATTCCGCCTGAAAATTGGTCTACTGCGTGTGCCAATGCCATTACCAAGTCGTTGTGTCGGCCTGTATCAACAATCTCGCCGTTTTTCCAAGCGTGTGATTCTAATTCGTCAAGCAACTCGCTCATAATGCGTCGAGTTTTGTCGTCGCCATACGGGATGACAATTTTTTCTCGCTCGAACCACACCCTAAGCCTGTTAAGCAAAGCCTGTTTCAAACCTTTGTTGCTAACTTTACTTTCCCTATAATCTACGCCGATACCCTTAGCCTCTAACAGCGACTTAAACAATCGTTGAAATCCGACATCTTCAGCCGCCAAAGGTGCGCTGTATCGCTTACACCATTCGCCAATCATTTCAGCCTGTTTGTCAGGGGGAAAGTCGTTCCTTCGCCAAATGTTTGACACTACTAAATCGCCATTACTTTCTTGTCGGACAGCGCATAGCACCGAGTAGTCTTTTCCTAATCCCTGCGAAGGGTCAAACCCAATAACATACCGGCAATTGTCCCGCTTTTCTGTATCAAGCACTTGTTCTAAGTCCATATTTTTACGGGTATACTTACGGGGATATACTGCCGAGTCGTCATCTATTACTCGACAAAGCAATTCTTGAGCAAACTCCAACGCACCCATAGACTCACGCTGTTCAAGCAAAAATTGAGCCGGTCTAAACTCCGGCCAAAGAGCCTCCAATTTGTCGGGGTCGTGTTTATGCTCATCCCAATTAGGGAATGCCGACCATGTTCCGCTTTTCCATTGGGTATTATCCAACATTTCAGTGTGGTAAAGGTCAGTCATAGCCATTGGAGTTCCAACACAGTAAATTGACGAGCCGGGGTCAAGCATAGGCATAACAACCTTACGCAACCAATGGCGCAACTGTTCATTGTTCAACTCTTTTTTAGCGTCAAGCAATACATCGTCAAGAGCAATAATAGCCGGATGCTCACCACGAATAGCGGAACCCACAGAAGAACAACGGATTACTGCGCCGTTGTTAAAATACAACTCGACTTTACCACCTCGTCTTGTATCGAGGTATCGAGATAATTCAGGGTGCTTTGTCAAATCACTACGAATTTCAGCCAAACGGCGAATTGCAGTATCGCGACTTGCACTAAATAACCAAACCTGTAAAGGATTACCGTTATACTTCTCAAAAAGGCATTGATGCAATAACTTAACACCCAAAGTTGTGCTTTTACTATGGGAACGAGGCGCGATAATACATACACGGTGAACATGGCTACCTTTCCTATCAGTGTATAAGTCCATCCATTTACCTATATGTTCGCCCCAAGAATAACCAAGCCAACGATAAAAATATTGAACATCGTGCCTTGCTCTTTCAAATGCTAATGCTTGTTTTATACTCGCCATAGGACATCACATAATTTTCGATAGGAATTTGCCAAAATACGGTTTTTGTTATGTTATACATAGTATCATCTACTGCGGTCTAAGCGAGCGCATTCCACAATACGGACAGACTCTTGTTAAAGCCTTTCCCCTCATCATATATTTACTTGCCCAACCGCATGAGTCGCACACTACCGCTTCTCGTTTTATTTCAGTCATCTTACAACCCTCATCATTCCACAGTAGACCATTCTTTTTTCTTTAGAACTCCACACTTTATGACTTGTATAACAAATCTTGGATTCGTAACCACACATAGCACACCGCCTTAATTTTCTCGGTATTGGTTTATGTGGCATCAATGCTCACCAACGGGGGCAAACATAGAACCTATAATTCCTTTTTCTTTGTCAATAATGTGTGCGGCTAATCCGGCCTGAGAAGTAGTATAACCTTGTCGAGCATGGTATCGGTCATGTCCGGCTAAGGATGGTAATTGTATAATCATACACCCTTTGCTTTCCAAAACCTTACGGTGATGCAAATGTCCGTGAAACCAAGTATGGTGTTGGCACTTGCCCCATAACTCGCGTTGTTCGCACGACATTAACTCTTCAAGGTTTTTAGCACCGTCGCCATGAATAAAACCAATAAGGTTATTGCCATACTCAACATATTGTCGGGTTGAAGGAGATACAACAACTTCGCAGTCTTCGCAGTCTTCGTATACTGCCGACAAATACATCATCAAAGCAATAGCCGACATTCTATCGTGGTTACCCGGCATAAACACTACTTTGACCGGTGCAACCTGCCTAAGCAAATCTATGTGTTCACGCGCCAACTTACAACCGGTCATTAGTATTTCGGCAGGGGAACCTATCATGTCTTGAGGTGTTCCCTTTGTTGTAGTTCCCGCATCGTTATCAACATGGAACCAATCGCTACCGGTAGAAATAATAATTTGTTCAGGTTTACTGTAAAGTCGAGTAATCAATTCTTGGGTTTTACCCATAAGGCGTTTTTTGGCTTCGTCAAAGTTATAGGTTTCACCGACTTCATCAACCCATCCGTATTTGCCCCAATGAAAGTCAGTCGGACTAATAACAAGAGAGAATGGGTCGTTGCTTACAGGTAATGCCAATTGAGAGACACTTGTTGCCTTTTCTTGTATGAGATTCTTAAAATCGGCAAGAACATTTGTTTCAAACATACGATACTTGTCGGCATCTTCTTCTATTTCTTTCCACTTTTTACGCTCAAACTTTTTATGTAATTGATGTCGTCGCTTAAGAACTAAGTCTTCAACTAATTGTTCTACACTTGACTCCATGATTTGTTCATCAGTGTAAATATCCATGTCGTGAGTCCATCCATGTCGCCGCCTATACTCATCAAACCATGCTCGCGGTATGCCAAACTCTCGACATACTTCGTTGATGGATGCCGGTTTACCAACCATATTACTATACGCGGTTTTCATGGCTCTATGCCTATCACCTTCAACTTTAATCATGGTGTTGGCAGTCGAAAGAAATGTAAAGTATTCATCATTTACTTGGTCGTAAAAGTATGACTCAGGAACCTTTTCGGCAAAAGTATTTGATGTGTCTTTTACTTTTGGCTCAATTACTAATTTACCTGCACTTTTCATTTTAACAATACTCATTTCCCAACCTTTAACAGATTTTTTGTTATCCATGTCATGCAACATTCGTGCATTATCCATAACGCTTTTTTCGGAGTCAAAAAATTCAAGGATTAAGTCGTGTCCGTAGTTAGGTGGAGCGCGCATTAAATCTTGCTTATCCCCTCCCCTTATAAGGTTTTATTTTTTTATTGTTTACTCTTATGTAAAAAGAATTAAATTAGACACAGTGTTGCGTTTTTACATAATTCTTTTATTGTTTCATAGGTAAAGAACGGGCCAACTTTGCCTATTTGCTTATTGTAATAACTACTTTTCTTAATTGTCTTTGAAACAAAAAAAGAATTAACACTAATAGTATTCAGTGCGTCGTTTTATTTTTTTTGTAATAACACACACAATAGAAATAATCAAGAATCACTAATACTTAAGAGTCAAACATGCCTATCACTAAATATGATACAGGAGGAATGTCGGATATGGCCTTCGACTATCATTACTCCGGGCCAATTGCATTCGTTTTACTTGTGCTTGAAGTTATCTTTTGGCTCTTTGTCGGTAGAGGAATTGTAAAAAAAGTAAAAAAACGGGGCAATAATTGATAAACCACCCGATATACCCGTAAAATATGGGCATTTTTGACCGTTTCCGTTCTAAGCCGGTTGTCGCAAAACAACAACCAATTCAAAGAGTAGGTTCAAATGTTTCTTTAAGTGTTGCCGCAGGTTTACCAAACATATTTGAAGAAACTGACAAATTTCAAGCCGATACTAATTTTGACAATGAGTTTGATTTGTTTGATAGCATGGTAAAACTTGACCCTGAACTAAACGGTGCTGTTCGTTCAGTCGCATTGACAGCAAACGCATACACCATTGACATGAAGAAAGCAAAGAATGGCACTATCCGTAATGCAATAGACATGATGATTGAGTCTTTTGACTTTGATGACTTTTTGATTAACGCTATGCGTAACCTTATGGTATACGGTAATGACATTAACAAATTAGTAGGTAGAGCAGGTGTCGGTATTACTGATGTGCAAAGTTTACCCATAAAACAAATTAGTATTGTAGACAAAAGAGGTGCTTCTGGTATGCCGTTTACCGCTAACGAAAACAACCCGATTATGTCAAACGATTACTACATCCTAAGAGAACAAGGGCTTGACCCTATGATATTCCCTAAAGCCGAAGTAATGCACTTTCGCATAGATTACCGTTCTAATTGGTTTGACGACATCAAACTACGCAAGACATACGGTGTGTGGGGCGCATCCCGTTTTACCTCCCTCAAACAAGCCATCCGAGCAAAGTATAACAGTATGAATAATCGTATTGCTCTTGAAGATGCTTTGACAAAGCAATTTATTACTATTGACAAATCGGCTATCGAACACATCCAAGACCCCGACGAACAAGTAGAACGCCTAAACACCATCATGGATGATGTTATAACACTCTTTGAAGGGCTTCGAGGCGACCAAATGCCTATTCTACCATCCTATGTAGAATTGCACCATGTAGACCTCAATAACACCGTTCCTGATAACTCCGCTTTCCTTGATATGGTCGGGGCAAATATCGCCGCAGTTTTGCATGTTCCCCGTGTAGCCGCAGGGCAAGAAAAGGGTTCAACCTTTGCCGCTACATACAACGCAAATATGTGGGCTAACACAGCGATTCGTCGTTTGCAGTATGTTGTAAAACAAGAAGTTATGAAACTATTTTCAAAACACCTTGAATTACTTGGTATTGAACATAAGATGTCGGACTTGCCGGACTTTGACTTTGCCCCTGTTGCCGAAGAATCCCCAATGGATATGATGAAGCGAGCAGTTATGGGTTATCAATCAGGTATACTAACACTTAATGAATCACTTGACATCGTGGGATTACCTGCGACAAAAGACGGGGCATCCCGACAAGACTCTCAACCTAAAACAAATCTTGGTGAATTACCACGAACAAACCAACAAGAAGGCAAAAAGGAGGAATCCGAATGAATAAAAAAACCGACACATTTAACGACCGAATGGTTAAGAGAACAGTATTACCAACAATCTACCTATGGCTTCTTGCCGCAGGTTCAATAGTCGGTATGGGTATAATGAAGCCCGATGTTGTCTTAGTAGAGATTGAGGGATTCATTGCACTTTTAGCAATTATTAGTGGTGTGGCTGTTCCGGCACTTGGAACAGTTCTTCGTATGTGGGAATCCGAACAAACAATCGAGATTGACAACATGGGTGTTGAAATGGAACACGAAAGAGTTCGAGATGCAATGCGAAAGCAACATATTATTGACATGGAAAAGTCTTCTATGTCGCATCAACAAGTAATGCTCAAATCGGCTCAAGAACACGCACATATTGTTGAAAAATA